AAATTCCTGCTGAAATTAATAATCATAAGAATTATTTCTCTTCACTAGAGAAGCATTACAATATGTCTGAATTTGATGTGACATCAAAAAATATATCTAGAATATGCTATGAATCATACGACCCAGACATTTATGTTAACGACAATAGCTCAGTATGGTCAACAATAACAGTTGAGGAGCATCAATCATTTGACAAGGTTACGTCCAGACAAACTATCAAATTAACAGACAATAATGAGGTAATAAGAAGATTAAATATTTGGTGGAATTCAAAGTTTGGATTAATTGCAGGGGCTAGGAATAACAACACATTTATATTAGCATCTGCCTACAATGAATACGGTATAGATAAGTTTGAAGCATTATCTGCATTGTCAGATCTTGCGTCTGAGGATTTCCCCATGTCTGAAATAAAAGTTTGTTTAGATTCAGCATATAAGAATAGCGATGCACATGGATCTAAATTTTATGAGGATACTGAAAAAGTTGACTCTATAAATACAATGATCAAGAAAGGCATTCCAGCTGAGCAAGTGATAATTATGAATAACGACATACCAATAGAATTAGTTCAGTCGGTAATATTAAACATATCAACATCTGATGTATCATCATTCTGGTCAAAAAATAGCAAGGGAGTTATTATACACATCAATCATCAATATAAGAAATACTTAGAATCAAATGGATATTATAAATATTATCCTGAAAATGGACAAAATTCTGTATTTGTAAAGATCCAGAACAACACAATATCAGATGCATTTGAAGATAGTATAAAGGATCATGTATTAGATTACTTACTAGAGAAGGATGATTTAAGTATATATAATTACTTTGCTGAGAAAACAAAATTATTCAAAGAGGATCATTTAACATTATTGTCAAAAATAGATCCAGTAATTATGGCAGATAACGAAAAAACAGCGCACTTATTTTTTAAAAATTGTGCACTAAAAATAACAGCAGACAATGTAGAGGTAACTGATTATATGAATATAAAGGGATATGTTTGGGATAGTCAAAAAATAGATAGAGATTTCAATATATCTGACTTTGAAAATTGTGAGTTCTCAAGATTCATACACAATATATCAGGAGGTGAAGCACCTAGAAAGCAATCAATGGAGAGTACGCTTGGATATTTACTTCATGGCTATAAGAAACCATCTTTTTCTCCTGCTGTAATATTAAATGATGAATTAATATCTGACAATCCAGAAGGTGGTACAGGGAAGGGTATTTTTGTAAATTCAATAACACACTTAATACCAGTTGTAAATATTGATGGTAAAGCGTGGAGCTTCTCTAAATCATTCCCATATCAAAGGGTTCAAGTATCTACAAAAGTAATTGTATTTGATGATGCTGCTAGAAATTTTGAATTTGAAAAACTATTCTCAATTATAACAGAGGGTATTACTTTAGAAAAAAAGAATAAGGATGAAATACATATACCATTTGAAAGATCACCTAAAATTGTCATATCTACAAATTATGCCATCAAGGGTTCTGGAAACTCGTTTGAAAGAAGAAAATGGGAATTAGAATTTGCACAACATTACCATAAGGGATATACGCCAAATGATGAGTTTGGTCATGATTTATTCTCAGGATGGAAAGCGGATGAATGGTTGAAATTCGACAACTACATGGTTTCAAATATTCAATTATATCTAAAGAAAGGATTAGTTAGATCTGATTTTAAAAATCTTCAAGAAAGAAAATTAATAGCTGAAACATCTCATGATTTTTATGAGTGGGCAAAAGATTCTGACAATAAGATGACAAAAACAAATCAAACAACAAACTTAATAACAATGTTTAATTTCTTCGTTCAAGATAATCCAGACTTCTCAAGAACAGGGAAATATTCATTACCATTAGTTAGATTCCACAAATGGTTGGACTCTTACGGAGAGTTTAAATACAATTGCAGACCTGAAGTTTCTAAATGTGATGGAAGTAAGTGTATAAAATTTATATATAAAGAAGATGAACAAGGAAAAATAAGTTATGATTACTAGTTATTCTAGTAATTATAATCTATTTTTGTAATAAATAAAATAATAAAAAATATAATATTATGGCAAAATCAAACATTACAGACTACAGCTTCCTTAAGGAAGAAGATTTAATAAACTTAAAGGATTTAATGAAAAAAAATAAAAGATCTAAAAGTTTGCAGGATCTTACTGAGCTATGTTATGAAGTAACTTTAAACATTTTAAATAATGGAAATGATAAAGACTTCAGTAAATTTTTTAATATTAAAAAATGATATTAGAAAACTGCTTAGTTGGATGTAAAGAGCACCAGCACCATGCATATTGCGAGAGCTTTAGATCAGTAGTTAATATTGAATATGCATTAGATGAAGTTGAGGTAGAGTCTAATAAAAATTATAATTTAGATATGTATGATGAGCTAGAAGAGGTGATCCAATTTTATAAATTAAAAACTAAATATAATTCAGGAATAGTTATATTACGACACATGTTTATAGATCATTGTATTAATACATTTAAAATATCAGAAGGTAAGATAATGTATTTACTGGATACGTGTACCCAGACAATTAAATATTCAAAAGTTAGACATTCAGAACTAAAGTATAGTAGATTATACATCGAAGAGACAAAAGAAATTTCAGACAAATTAAATGAAATACATGAAAAAATTAATATTGAAAAACTTAGAAGAAATCAAGAATAATAATACAGCAAAATCTTTTAGTCAAATAATGGATGCTATAGATATGAATGCGATTTACTTCGCTACATGGATAGACCTATTGCTAAAAGAAGATAAAGAATGGTTCAAACACAACTCAGTATCATCAACGTACATTTTATTCAAAGCATGGTCAATGGAGGATAATGATGATGAGTAAGGAAGTTTTATCTCTCAGAGATTACCAGGTGGATTGTGCTAATAAAGGAGTTGAGATATTAAAGGATAAAAAAATAATATATTACTCAATTCAAGTACGTTGTGGAAAGACATTAATATCTTTAGAAACTTGTAAGCTATATGGCGTAAAAAGAGTGTTGTTCTTGACAAAGAAGAAAGCAATTGGAAGTATAGTTAGTGATTACAATAATTTTGGATACTCAGATAAATTTGAGCTAGTTGTAATAAATAATGAGTCACTTCATAAAACTATTGATAATGACTTTGATGTAATTATACAAGATGAAGCTCATCGATTAGGTGGATTTCCGAAGCCTTCTAAAATAACTATTGATTTAAAAACAAGATTTAAGTCAAAACCTTTAATCTTCTTATCTGGAACAATGAGTCCTGAGTCATTCTCTCAATTATATCATCAATTCTTTGTATCTGACTACAGCCCATGGAAAGAGTATTCAAATTTCTACAAATGGAGTAAGCAATATATTAACATAAAACAAAAGAGAATAGGTTCTTTTATGTGTAATGATTACAGCGAAGGTATAGAAGACAAGATAATGAAAGATATTGTTAGCTATATTGTAACATTTACGCAAGAGCAATCAGGATTTAAATCTAAGATTACAGAGAAAATTCTATATGTCAAGATGAAATCAATTACTCATACTATAGCTAATACACTACTTAAAGATCGACTTTTCGAAGGATCATCAGATGTTATACTTGCTGATACAGCGGTAAAACTCATGCAAAAACTTCATCAGATATATTCAGGTACTTGCAAATTAGAATCTGGGGATGGTGTAATAATTGACAAGTCGAAGGCAGAATTTATTAAAGAACATTTTAGAGGGAAAAAGCTGGCAATTATTTATGTATTCAAAAAAGAGCTAGATTTATTAACTCAAGTATTCGGAGCTGAAAATGTAACGAATGATTTGGATGAATTTAATTCTACAGATAAACATTTCGTAGGTCAGGTTGTAAGCTCAAGAGAGGGCATCTCGCTTTATAAAGCTGAAGCATTGATACTATATAACTTGCAACACTCAAACGTGTCATACCTGCAAATAAGAGATCGTATGACATTAAAAGATAGAGCTGAGAATAATGTATATCTTATTTTCTCCGAAGGAGGGATTGAAGAAAAAATATACAGAACGGTTAAGTCGAAACAAAAGTATAGTAGTAACATTTTTAAAAAAGATTATGGAATTGAATAAAATAACAAAAAAAATATAATATGGCAAATAAAACAGCAGTTGAATGGTTAGAAGAACAAATCAGATGGCGTACTGACATAAGTGATATTATTAAGAAAGCCAAAGAAATGGAAAAGCAGCAAATATTAAGAGCAGCTTATCATGGTGCTAATTATGAAAGCTCACCGTATAAAGATGCAGAAGATTATTATAATAAAACTTTTAAATCAAAGTAATATGAAAAAATATATACCGTACATAGCAATATTACTAATAACATATTTAGTAGCAGGATTTATTCCTATGCAGTTTAATCCTCAATATTGGACATCTGATAAAAGAGCTGGAGTGATAGGTGTTTCTACAATCATTATGATACTTTATCCAGTAATAAAAATGATTATAAAAGATATGAAAGAATGAAAAAAACATTATTAAAAATAAAACGATTTCTGTGCAGACATAAAGCATTATATATGGACATGAATAGCAAAAGTCATCACGACTGGATATTACGTTGTGTAAAATGTCAAAAACCATATTAATATGCTTGAAAGTAAAATCCAAGCAAAATTAATCAAGAAGTTAGAGTCGGATGGTTATTACGTCATAAAACTTTCTGTAACAAACAAAAGTGGTATTCCTGACTTAATCGCATTACCCCCAGGATGCAATGCAGAATTCTATGAAGTGAAGCAGAAAGATAAGAAGCCTCGTCCTTTGCAGTTATTCAGAGCGAAAGAAATAAATGAAGGTGGATACGGAACAGTATATTTACATGATGGAGAAACAATAAAAATATGATAGATTTAAATAGTAAAAGCATCCTACTTGAAGCAGACAACATACTTAACGGTGATAGGAACGAACAATATAACGATCCAAATGAATCGTTTGCAGTTTATTCTGAAATACTTAAATCAACATTTGGAATAGAATTAACTCCAGTTGAAATTTGTAAAGTTCAAATGGCAATTAAGTTAGGTAGATTAAAATATAAATATAAAAGAGATTCAGCAGTTGACCTTTGCGGATATGCTGAAATATTAGACAGACTTGAAAATAAATAATTATGAATAATAAACCAGTTACAGTTCAGAAATTCTTAGCACTATGCAATGTGCTACCTAAGTTGGCAGATTACATAGAAGAGTTACAGGACCAAAAAATGTTCAGACAAAATATAGCTAAAGTAAGCAGGATGCTAGTTGCTGAAATTAGAAAAACAGATAACAGATTCTTCTGGAGGGATGGATTCGATAAAAATATGTCAATAGAAGAATTTAACGATAGAAAAAATGGAATATTTGATCACCAGGTACAGAATGGTAGACTATTTGATCAATGGGTTGCAGATGAATTTTTTAAATTAGAAGATGGAGAAACTATACATAGCGACGGTTACATTCAAGGTAGTTCGAAAGCTAAAAATAAAGACGGAC